CAGTTGTGCGCGGTCGCCGCCAGCGCGGTCAGGCCAACCTCCACGAAACCGAAATTCCCACCGATGTAGTCCGCAGCCGTGGCCGTCGTCGACTGGTAGCGCGTCGGGACACCCGTCACGGCTTCCGTCGCTGTGCTCGCCATCGTCTTCGCCACCGCGAAGATGCGGTCGTACAACAGTAGCGTGTTGTTGATGACAGATGCCGAAACATCTGCCCCGACGAGATGCAGCGTCCCCGTCGCGGGGTTGGTGAACTGCATTCCCCCGGTATCGGTATCGACGTAGGCAGTCCCGCCCGGCGCCGCCGCTGCCGCCACACCAGCGGCAGGCTGGGGCCCGAGCTTGTGCAGACTCGACGTGACCCCGACCACGCCCGTCGGGCCGGTCTTGGCGAACATCCCGCCCGGCTTCTGGCTGTACCCGCTGGATGCCCGCAGGAGCGCGTCGGAGATCGAGGCGAACCCTACGTTGGCGTAGCCGTGCTGCACGCGGCCCGACGCCTTCCAGAGCCGGCGCAGCCGGTCCTCGATCCAGTCGTAGGCCGAGGCGAACATGCCGCCGTTGATGTACCCCACGAAGTCCCCGTCGGCCGTGATCCAGAGCGAACCCGGCACGTCGAGGATGCAGATCGGCCCCGCGTACCAGCCGCGCATGTCGGCCCGCATCTTGGCGACCTTCTCGGCGCCCAGCCAGCGTTCGACCTGGCCGGCGTGCGCCGGGCGGCCCGGCTGGTTGCGCGGCTTGTATTGGCGCGGCGTCATTCAGGCTGGCGCAGTGTACGTGAGCGACGAGACGGAGACGGTCTGCGCGGCCGATACGATGACGCTCGACAGATCGATGTCTCCGCCTCCGCCGGAAGCCGTCACCGAGCAGATGATCTTGTCGGTGCCGGCTTGATTCTTCAGCCGCGCCTTCGCGATGGTGCCGCCGGTGGCGCTTGAGTCGCTCACGATCGTTCCGGCGGTCGCAGTCGCCGAGCCGTCCGCGGCGCCGAACGCAGGATTGGCCAGCGTCAAGGTCGCGACCTCGACATCGCCGGAGGTCTGGAAGACGAGCGTGCCAGGAGGCGTGCCCTCGTCGAGTTGGTCGACGACGAAATTGCAGATTCCCTGACGGACGGCGGTCGGGTGGGTCACGGCCATGGCGATCTCCTATTCCACTTTCCCGGCGCCCGTGATGCGAGCCTCGCCGGCTTTCGAGTTGTCGGCATTCCCGATGCGCACCTTCCCATCGGTGACCCACGCCTCCACCTTCTCGGCGAGCGCCGCGTTACCGGGTCGCACCGTGTAGTTGCACCCGACGCAGTAGTCGCTGCGCAGGTCGGCGTCGTGGAAATCCTTTAGTGGCGTGAACTGCATGGTCAGCCTCCCGTTCTCGCGACGCGCTGGGCGCCGATGATCTTTCCAGATGCGTCGTAGACCGGCCGCACCGGGAGGTGCAGCGTCCCGGCCAGATCCTTCACCTGCTGCGCGAGTTCGATTTGCCCAGCGGCGATGGTGCCGATCGCGGCGCCGACATCGCGCACCGAATCCCCGACGCGCTCGGTAAGTGCGGCCACCGCGGCGCGCGTCTCGACGTCACGCTCGAGCAGTTGCCGCGCGGCTATCTCCAGCGGATCGGGCGCAGCGACAGGCGCTGGCTGCGGGGCCGCCGGAAGTGAGCGGGCCTTTCCGTGAATGACGACCGTCACGCGCCTGCCGGGAGCAAGCGCGGCGATTGCGCGCTCGAAGTTATGCTCCAGCACGTTGAGACTCCAGACCCTTGACGAAGAGGTCCGCGAAAGAGGCGGCCATCTGGTCATCGTTCGCGGCGGGCGTGGCGGGCTGTGGCGTGGCAGGCGCCGCGGTCTTGAACGGATCGGGCTGCGCATCGCGCTTCGCGAGCGCCTCCAGCGAGTAGTTCTGCTGCTGGAGATAGGGAGAACCGCCGCCGGGAACGGGCCGCAGGTTGAAGACGCGGCGCGACTCGTTCGGTCCCTTGATCCCAGCCTTCACCAGCCGCTCCTCCACCTCGGCGCGCGCCATCGAGTCCATCCGCAGCAGGCCCTCGAGATCGGCCTCCACGTAGCGCGGCGCCGAGATCCCGAGGCCGTAGTCCAGCACCGCTTCCATCGGCTCGATCAGCGTCTGCAGGCACTCCGAGTAGTAGCCCTGGTTCAGCGACTCGATCGAGGCGCCGTTCGGAACCTCCCCGCCGAGCTTGTAGAGCGGATAGTGGAACGCGCGCGCCACGTCCTCGACCGACCACTTGAGCTGCTCGATCAGCTGCGCGTCGACCGGCGCCATCGCGAACCCCTTGAACTCCAGCCCGTCGCCTGCCACGAAGAGCCGGCCCATGTTCTTGCCGCCGAAATTCTCCTCGAACGTGCGCTTCAGGCGGTTGGCGGTCTCCTCCTGGATCGTCGCCGGCGCACTGAGCATCCCGGCGGGCGCGCTCATGTTCCCGAAGAAGGTCGCCGAGTTCGCCTGGATGCGGTTCCCCATCGTCGCCGACATGCCGCACGCGAAGATCGGCGAGACACCGACCAGCGGGTGCCAGAGTGGGCACATCAGGTCGTGAATGATCTCCGAGGCCGGCACCGTCACCCCATCCGGGAACCCGGCCAGGTTGTCGGCCGCCAGCCGGTAGTAGATGTCGCCGCTCTCGGTCACCAGCGGCGTCACGCGCTGCGGATCGAGCAGGTAGAGCGCCACCACCACGCCGCGCCCGTCCCGGCGCTTGAGCGCGTAGGTGTTGCCCCAGATCAGCTTCGAGATGACCCAGCAGACGATGAACTGGTAGGGCGTCTGGAAGTGGTTCGGACGGCGCAGGACGGCCGCCTGCGGGGTGTTCCGCGGCACCTCGGTGCAGATGTGGTCGGCGTCCTCCTCGACGATCCGAAGCCGCAGCTTCGCGATGTCGCCGGCGATGCCCGTGACGCACGAGAAGACCGCCGAGAAGGCGAGGACGTTCTTTGGCGGGTCGACCTCGACCACCTGCTGCCACGCGCCGGTGAAGCTCTCGCGGATGAGGCTGAACCAGCCCCGCTCGCCGCCGAGGGAGGAGACGGCCTTCCGCTTCGCTCGCGTGATCTCCAGCCCGAAGAGGCGCATCTACCGGGCCTTCGTGAGGATGGGCTGCCGGTTGCGCGTCTTCTTCGGCGCCTTCGGTCGCTCGGCCGCCATGTCGCGCGTGCGGTAGCGGTCGGCTGGCGCGGCGTGCATGTCCTTCGCCGAGGCCTCCAGGGGCTCGATCCGGCCGATGGCCGCGAGGATCCCGACGTGCGCCGGCTCCACGTGGAACCGCTCGCCAGGCTCGATCCTGCGGTGCGCGTACTCCTGCGCCACCTTCGCGACCACCTCCGGCATGACGCTGCCTCCTTCGTGATTGCGGGGCGGGCGGCCCGAACGCGAACCGCACCGCCCCGCAGGGTTGCTTCTGGCCCGCTTACGCGACGTAGGCCGCGTCGCGGATGAACGCGACCGCGGTCGAGCGCGCCTTCTTCCAGTTGACGAAGCGCACCGCGCGGACGGCCACGCTGTTGGACTGGTACATCGAGACCAGCGACGTGGTGCCCGCGGTGCCGGCGGCGGCGTCGCCCGTCGGCGCGTCGGTCATCTCGATCGAGGCCTCGCGGCTCGCGTCGACCGCCACCCCGCCGTCGTCGGCGAAGAAGATGTCGGAGGTCTTGGCGAGGATGATCATCCGGCCCGAGTCCGGCGAGCCGAGGATGTTCGCCGAGTTCGAGACCACGCACGGCAGGCCGGCGAACGTGCCGCCGTTGATCGTGAGGTTCGGGAACTCGTTCTGGCCGAGGGCGTTCTGCATCATCGAGATCGCGAGCGCCATGCCCGTATCCATGATCCAGGTCGCGCTCGTCGGGTTGTCGTTGTTGTCGATGAACTGCTTGAAGAGCGTCTGGATGTCGGCGCGCAGGTGCGCGAGCGCGGTGCCCGTCGGGGTGACCGGCGTCACGCCGTTGGTGATCGAGGCGGGCGAGACGTTCGAGACCTCGGCGTAGTTCGGGTCGAGGAAGCGGCGGTCGGTGAACTCCGTGATGGTCGCGATCAGGTCGTCGCGGACCTTCATCTCGGCCGAGGGCTCGGAGCTGCGGACCAGCTCCTCGGTGAGCACCACCAGGCCCGTCGCCTTCGCGATGCCGAGGGTCACCTCGGTCGCGTTCAGCTTCGAGACCGGGATCGCCTTCCCCTGGCCCGCCCAGTATGCGGTCGCGCCGCTGTCCTGGCCGGAGACGCGGATGTTGAACGGCACGCGGCGCATCCCGGTGAGCTTGCCGATCACCGTTGCCGGGCGCAGCAGCTCGACGAACTCGTTCACCAGGGTCTCGTTGTCGACCCACTGCGAGGCCCAGCCCGAGGTCGTGGTCGTGCCGCCGCCGACGGCGGTCTTCAGGTACGCCTCGACCTCCGGCGTCTCGGACATCCACTGCGGGTTCTGCTTCGCGTACATGTGCGCGAGCATCGGGTTGCCCTGGCCGAGGATCTGCGCCTTCACGTAGCGCGCGAAGGCGATGCCCTTCGGCACGTTGCGCGAGACGCTGATCACGTTGCCCGACTGCGGGCTGCGCGCGGCGGCGGCGGCGGCCGGTTCGGCGGCCACGGCGCGGGTGATGACGGCCGCCTTCGAGACGGCGGTCGACTCCATGAGGCGCAGGTCCACCAGCTCGTCGTCGATGGCCTTGATCTCATCGGAGAGGGTCGCGAACTCCTCGCGCTCGGCCTCGTCCTTCGTGCGGCCTTCGTCGATGGCCTTCTTCTGGATCTCCTCGCGGCGGGCGGCGCTCGCGGCGCGCTTGGCTTCGAGGGCGCCGATCTGTTCGGCGATGGTCTTCATTTCCGGTCCTTTCGGGGTGGTTTTGGGGGAACCCGAAGCGCCGGGCGAGAGGTGAACGACCGCACGGCCGCGCGCGCCGGACGCGGCGCGCAGAAGTTGGTCGGCGGACTTGATGGAGGTGATGGACGCCTCGGCGTTGGCCGGGATCGTCACGCAGGAGAGCTCGAGCCAGTCCCACTTCAGGAAGTGCTCGCTCCACGTGTCCTTGATCCGCGCCGACTCGATCGCGCGGAAGCCGATCGAGAAGCCGCGCACGAGCCCGGCCTTGAGCGACTGCCAGGCCTCGTCGAGTCGATCCTTCAGGGCGCCCGGCTCGTCGATCTTCGTGATCTGCGCGCGCACGGTGATGCCCTCGGCCGTCACCTTCGCGGCCAACACGTGGCCGATCGGCTTCGAGGAGTCGTGCTGCCACAGGAGCGGCAGTGGGAGCGAGAACTGCGCGCCCTCCGGCTCCACGATGTCGCCCATGCGGTCGGGGGCCGGCGTGGTCGCCACCCCTTCCAGCGTGCGCGAGTCCTCGTCGATCGACTTGACCGAGAAGACCGAGTAGGCGCGGTGCGTTTTCATGCGCCGCAGACTAGGCCGCGGCGCCGCCTATTTTTAAGCGCTACACCGCGAAGAACTGGAAGGCGGGCTCCTTCGGCGGCTGCGGGTTCAGCGCCATCAGCGCCACCGCGTTGAAGAGCGCCATCAGCGGGTCGATCTTCGCCGTCCCCGATGCCTGCTTCGTGATCAGGATCGCGTTCCCCTTCGGCTCGACCCGCGCATTGCCCACGCACCACGCCATGAGCGGCGAGCCCGCGTGCACCAGCGTCCCAGCCGCGAGCGCACGCTCGGCGGTCTTGATCGCAGCCCCCAGCTTCCACCCCTGCGAGACGCCCACCACCACCTCGCGCGCCGGAGACTCCACAGCCCGCGGCACGCCGGCCGCCACGATCGCGTCGAGGATCGTCCCCACGCCGTAGGGGTCGGCGCCCACCTGGTGGAGCAGCCCCGCGCCCCAGCAGCGCTTCACGTAGCCCGCGAGCTCGGCCTCCGCGTCGCCCATCTCCTCGGTGAGCACCAGGTCGCCATCCGCCTCGAAGTCGCGGAACCGCGCCGCCTCGCTCTTCCGGCGATCGAGCACGATCGGGTGCGCCCAGGCGCGGCCCCAGTGCAGCCACTCGCGCGTCTCGCGGTCCCGGCCAACCACCGCGAGCCCCAGCAGGTCGTCCAGCCCTCCCCCGTCGATCCCCGCCACGACCACCTCGGAGCGCTCGAGCACCTCGTCGAGATCGAGCCCGTCCCGCGCGCATCCCTCCCAGAAGTCCGCGCCAGCCCAGCGGTCGCTCCGCAACGCCAGCCCGATCTCGATGTTGAGGTGTTGCGAGGCCCACCCGCGCAGCTCGTCATCGCCGGATGCGGCGGCCGTCTCGTAATCCTCGACCAGCCGCGCGATCGTGATGGAGCGCCCCGCGTTCGGCGTCACCATCGGCCAGTTCTTCGGGTCGCGCCACGCGTCGCGGTCCTTCTGCATCGCCTCCGGGAACTCGTAGAGCACCGGCAGCATCGCCCCGCGCTGCTCGCCATCACGGATCCGGCGGGCCTTCAGCAGCTCCGAGCGGAAGACGCCAGTCGGCGCCTCCTCGCTCTGCGTCGTGATGAACGCGAGGAAGGCCTCCGGGAAAGGCAGCGTCCCGCCTCGCAGCTGCCGGATCGCGCTCGAGGCCTTCGCCATCTTCGCCACCACGTGCAGCTCGTCGATCAGCACGCCGGCCGCCTTCTGCCCCGTCAGCACGCTCGGGTCGAAGGTCATGATCTCCAGCGCCGCCTTCGTCTCCCGGTGGATGATCGTCTTCAGGTGGTCGCGGACGTGGAATTTCTTCTCGAGCACCGGGTCGAGGCCGATCGCCCCGCGCGCCGCCTCGTAGGCGAGCTCGGCCACGTCCTGCACCGGCGCGGTCATGATGAACGGCGCGCTCGGGCGCTCGTT